CCTTCCCACATATCAAAAGGATTGATAGGTTTTTCATCTTCGAACTGAGGTTGCATTACATCTTTGACTTTCTCAAAGATTTTTTTACCAAAACGATAAAGCATAACTTTACCTTCGTTCTCAGGATGCGTTGGATCTGAGACAACAAGAACATTCGCTACATAGTGTAGTCTTCGTTTTTGTTTTCTTGCTTGATCCTTCTGAGCTTCATCGCCACTATTCCAGAGTTGTGTATTGTACTCTGAAATCGGACAATCATTACCTAGAGTTGTTAAAGATTTCTCAATCAACCAACCACCTGGACCTTGAAAACCATGATCCCAATATTGGATCCATGGAAGTTCTTCTCCATTAGATGCTGGTAAGAAACGAAGGACTGCATACCCGTTACCAGATTTATCTAGTTCAGGTTTCCAGAATCTATCATCTCCATAAGATTTCTTTTCCGAGGATTCGGCTTCTAGAGCGGTTTGTAGTTTATCGAAGCCACCGCGACTTCGTTTTAATTCATTGAATGACATTTTATCTCCTTGTATTTCAATTTTATTATTTTATCCACTTATTTCATTATATAAAACTATCGTATGTTAATGGTTTTATTAAACCACTATTATATATAGTATAATTGACATCTTCAAATCTGTCAATCACTTTCTTTATCTGAGCTTCTTGAGTACCTAATAGTGAGTTAGGATCATCTGTACCCACCCTCAAGCGAGAAGTTTCTTTCTCTCTTTCGTAGGCATGAGTACCCGCATAGATATTCTGATAAGTATCTTCTTGAAAGTTCCATATTGAATCGAAACCGATAAGACATACTTCATCAAAACCCATTATTGAAGCCTGAGCCATAGCTTGACTTCCGGCAAAGAAGTTGACACTAAATCTAGGGTCTTCTTCTGTACCTTTCATATTCTGTATTTGCCATTCAGGTTCTACACCTATGACATGAACTTCCATGATATCTGATATATCATCTAGAAGTCCAAATATCCAAACATGATCTTTATTGTTTGGATTAGATTCTTTTATTTCAAATTTAGAATCAAAATTCATCAATAACATTTCTTTATAATCTATTGGTATACATTCATAGTCTGGAAATATACACTTATGTTCTGATGGATATTCGTCACCACATATCTCTTTAAGTATTCTAGAATCACCTGATACAAGATAGTCAGGTGCATAGTCTCTATAAAGAGCATTACAACCAAATGTAGTACCATCTAATTCATGAAGTACAACATCATTTCTAGAAGGACCGTTACCTATGATGTATGCGGTATCCATATTTCTCTCATTACTTTTCTCAACTTATCTCTTTCATAATCTATGAAAGGTTTTAACTTTGTTAATTTCTTTCTATGTTGAGGCCAGATAAATTGTTCTTGTATCATTTCATCATAATCACCGAATACACCAAACATTAAATCAAATGCTATAATTGTTTCAGCTGAAATATTATTACCTAAGTATTCTTTGAGTATGACAGGGTGTTGACCATTTTCTACTTCTAATACATTATCTAAAGCGTCATACTTGTCATACAAATATCTCATTTCTTCTGATATAGTATATGTCAATTTTTGTTTTGTCTTCTTATACGCTTTGTAATTATCTACACATTCATTTTCTAATAGATTCTTTACATAGTATTTCTGTTTAGAAAGATTAGCGACTAAAAAATCTTTAAGTTCATCTCTATGTTCACGAGCTAACTTAGCAAAGTGATACTTGTCATTTCTTTTTAGAAATGCTGGTAACTTTACTGGTACTTTACCATTGTACTTGAAGAAGTCATACGACTCTGTATTAAAGTGATTATTAATAGCTAAGTACAAACAGTAAGCGTCAAATCCTTCACGACTTGTCATTAATATAATCTAGGCTTTGCTAATGTGTTATTGTTTAATTGATTTAACTTTTCTCTACGAATAGCTTCTTTCTTTTTTCGTTGTTTTCTTTGAGAAGGTTTTTCATAGTATTGTCTTTCTCTTACTTCTGCAACAATACCTTTTCGTTCACACTTCTTTTTGAACTGTCTCATTAAGACATCAAATGGAGGTGGTCCGTCATGTTTTCTTTTCTTCTTAAAGTGTTTTCTTTGATGGTAAGATTTTTGTCTTTGTGGTCTCATAATTTATATTGGTAATTTCGCGTTTGATTCTTCTTTTAAAAAACGAAGGCTTACAGCTTCAGCTTTTATCTTTTCTTTTAGGGGAGGTGTTATCAATCCTTTTACTGAATCAGGTTCTAAATGATTCTGTTGACAAAAGTAAACGATAGCATCTATGTAAGATAGTTTCTTTGTTATTACAAGTTCTTCAACTGAGTTTGTAAACTTCTTTTTTGTTAAGATCATATATCTATTATAACAGCGATTCCTCAGGTGTCAAGTTTTGGTGGGTTGTTGTGACCTATCATTGGATCCCAATTCTGTATTGCTTTGTGAATAGCTTCTTCGGCTAATACAGAACAATGTAATTTAATAGGTGGTAAGTCTAAGGCTTTAGCGATATCTTTATCTTTAATCTGTTTAGCTTCTTCTATTGTTTTACCTTTCAACATTTCTACAAACATAGTACTTGAGGCAATTGCTGAACCACAACCATATGTTTTAAACTTAACATCTTCTATAACATCACCATTCATTTTCATATCTAACTTCATGACATCACCACAAGAAGGTGCTCCTACCATACCGGATATAACAGTAGAATCAGAAGGGTCAAATCTTCCGACTGAATGTTTTTCTGGATTTTTGAGTACTGATTCAAATCTTTCTACTACTTCTTTACTATATGCCATTGTTACTTTTATGTGAATTCTTTCATCATTCTTATGAATGTAAGGTTATCATTGTTATAAATAAATCTCGAATCAATAAAGATTCTTTTATATAACTATTTATAAACAGAGGATACTCCGATGAATGTTAAACAATCATGGAGTAGACACGGCGAAGAAGTAAAGGCTTCTGTGGCCTCTTTCATTGAAATCGCGTTTGTTACTTTGGGGTGTTTTTCTCCAATCTTAATAATCATGTGGACAATGTAAGTATACAGATTCTAATATAACTTAGGCACTACTCCTATAAACCAAATTCAGTCTTGTACTGAGAGCGAAGACTCAACAACTGGTCAATCCAGTTGTTTGGGTTTTCGACAAATAATTGTGGTTGTCCTGTTTCTTCAACCGATACAATAGTTACTATTCTTTCTACAGGTACATTATACCTTTCTTCAAACATCTTAGCGTATGCTGTCTCTTGCATGAAGTAATTTTTAATCTTACTTGGTGATTTAGTTTTTGTTGATGTTTTAAAATCTATAACTGATACTTGACCAGCCCATTCTGCTATACAGTCAACTCTACCTGCCATACAAAGATCATCACTATACAATGAACCTTCTAACATATAGATATCACCAATCTGTTCTGTTAATTCTTTTGTTTGATTGAACATCATCAAATCTAGAGGTGTAGCTTTCTTTAATTTTTCAGATATGTCTATATTGTTTAGAAAGTCTTCTTGAAGATAATGATATCTAGAACCACGACCCGCTGCTTGTCCTGATATCTTATTGGCTTCTTCTTCACCAACCCTTTTTCTCCATTGTGCTATCCATTTAGCGTTGTGCATACCTGTTACTGTAGTTACTGACGGATATTTGTTTCCGTCTGGTGTAACATAATATCTCTTACCATTAATTGTTTCAGTTGGTAATGTTACTGATTCGTATCCTTCTAGATGATTAAACATAATTATTTCTCTTTAGCTTTAGCTTGTTTCTTAGCATGTTTCTTAACAATATCTCTCGTCTTTGCTTCTTTCGTACTTAGTCTAACATGCTCATTCGCGACTGATCCGAAAGGGTGAGCTTCACCGACTTTTTGTAAAACTTCTTTGAACCCATGATTATCAACATTAGTTGTACCACTACTTCTTACAAGTCCAGGAACTGTACTGTAATGTCGTTTGATATTTGGATTATCTTTTACATACTGTTCCATATCAGATATTGACATGATCTCCTCGAACACATCTCCCGTGATAGTATTCACAAATTCATAAGTTGGCATTCTTTGTCCTTTCCTTTAAGACTTCAATTTCTTTGAGTTGTCTTTTATTAGGTTCTGTTACACTCTCTAATCTTGTTAGAGCATTTAGTCTTCTTCTAGCTAGACCTTTCTTTCTCCAAGCTCTTGTCATTTACCCTCTCTTAAAAAATGTTTTGAATCCATTAGTGCTGGTATATCGTCCATCTGTTTTTGAATTTTTTGTTCAGTTTCACTATTGACTCTTTTTAATTCATTAGTTAATTCTTGAATGAATTGTTTTTGTTGTACAACTTCTTCATTGCTGGCTGACTTCTCTTTTATCAACTCACCAATTCTTTTTTGTGCGTCATTCAGTTGTGATTGTAATTCTCTTACATTACTTTGTAAGACTTTAATTTCATCGCTCATATCCATTTGTCTTTCTTCTCCACGAATTGTCTGACAATTTCTAGTTCATCAGGTTTAAAATCTTCTAGTTGTTTGGGTCCATATAAAGTACCAAACCTAACACACTTGTTAGCTGCATCACAATGTAGAATCCAATCTTCATCACTCATTTGAGTTTTATGTTGATTGTTATCTGTAAACTTAAATATTTCTTGACCCACTTTAGTAAAAAATACTTCTACAGGATTTGGATCATAATATCCTCTAGGTTTTCCATTATATGTATTCTTTATATTATTCTCACATGATCTGAGAATGACTTCACTTGTCTTCATCATCTTTCCTTTTAAATTGTATAACATTATCTAATTTATCCGAAACTGTAGTGTTATCTTCTACAGGTTCTTCTTTTGTCAAATCTTGGACTTCGTAATCATCAATACCTACAAGTTCTATAGGTAGTCCAAGATCACTATTCAATAACTCAGCAGGAATACTACCAGTCGGTGAATGTACTATTAAGTTGTCAAGAGCTTTTGAATTTCGAATATGACTATCCAACATCAAAGCGAACATAACAGCTGTCTTATAAAGTTCGTGTTGTGACCATTCAACTTCTCTAAAAATTGATTCATCATCTTCACCAAATATAAGTTGTACTTGTCCATCATTACTAATACGAATGAATACATCGCCGATGTTTCCATCGATTGTAAAACTACTCATTATCTTTTATCTTTTTCTCTAGTCTCATGTGGGCCATAAAACGATTATAACCTGTATCATTTAAAAACGGAACTTCATTTCCGTTTGAGTCTTCATATTTGTTTGATCTTAGATAGTCCAACATATAGATTGATCCAGACTTCTCACCGAGTTTATGTGAATGCCACATTGCACCTACTAAAAGTAAAATGTATGATGCGTACTCTATAATAGTTATTGTTTCCATAATTTAGTGTCTAGTATACAAAAAGTGTACTAGTGGTTTCAAGTTTTTTGTGTAATCTTTTGAAGTCTATCAATTTGTTGTTGTATAATGGCTTTACGATTGGGCCAATAGATGTATTCTTTATCTTCATTCTTCATTAAGTTCTGTAGTAATGGTAGAATGAGTTTTTCACATTCAATCAATCGATCTTTATAATCTAATTCTTTATTAGAATCGATTGCTGATAAATTCTCTTTATGGTCTTCTAGTTCACCTAATGTTTTAGAGACTAGTTTAGATAGTAAGTCAACTTTAGAATCTAGTTCTTCTATCTGAGCTGAGTTAGCCTGACCGGCTGACGACTTAGCTACTGCTTCAAGTTTCTCTGCTACTTCTTTACCAATACTAGCGTCTTCACCAGTTTTAGTTTTCAGTTCGTCTTGATCTACAGCTGTAAATCCGAAATCATTTATTTCTGTCATGATACCTCTTTAGGCACCCAAGCCCATTTAATTTTTCTACGAGCCAACTCATTTCTAATCTTATGTTTTACTTTAGGTTTAGTATTGTCTTTGTTTAATTCTTCAAACAAAGATTCTTTAGACATAGACTTAATGTAGTAATGTTCCATTCGGGACTTACCAGTTGCTCTGTCTCTTACTAATGATGATTGTTTAAATTTTATTGGCATATGTTTTAATAAAAAAAGAAAGAGGGAGAAGTACTCCCTCTAATCTATAAGCTTATGAATCAGAGTTGTCTTCTTCTTCGGTTTCAACGACTGGTGCATCTACAGCTGCTGGAGCTGGTGCATCACCTTGTTGTTCTCTCACCTCAGCAAGAAAAGATTCTCTAAGTCTTCCGACACCAGCTAGTTCTTCTCCTCTAAATGCACCTCTTTGTGAGCATACATCTATAATAGAGACAACTCCAGCTAAGTCTTGGACTGTTACTACTTTAGTTTCCATTTTTTTCTCCTGTCATAATAAATGGTTTATTAAAAAATGAATTGAGACTGATGCTCCTCTGAAACGCGGATTGACTTACACAATCTCAATTCATTATACTAGTTTACTATCGAACTCGATTTCTGTCAAGTCCTGTTTGATGTCCTCCTTTTGAAATAAGTTAATGAATTATCCTTGTTCATAATAACTATTAATCACCTCCTTATCTTCAATTTAAACAACATAATGAAACACCTTGTCGGGTAAATTCTCACCCACATTCATGATCTATGTTGGAAATCTGGACACCGTTTTAGCCTTTGCTGGTACATTACTATCTACTTGTTTAGTAATGGGTGTTTGATATAAACTAACATCAATCGACACTTGATAACCAGCTTGTTCTCCGACACCTTCAAATTTAGAAGTTTTCGGATTCCATAAAAATTCTATTTGTTTATTAATCATCGGATCACGAACTACAGTTGATCCAAGTATGGGATCAAATCTTCTAACTTCACAAGCATGTTTCTTACCACTTGCGTCTGTATAAAAGACTGTTCTTTCTTCTAAGGTTAATCCGAGTTTATTTGTCATGTAAGTATTTATGACTTTGATTTACTTTCTTTAGGCCAAACTTGTGGAAAAGCTTCTGCTACTAGAGCTTTAGTAATTCCTTTGTATGGTAGTTTTTTATTTACAATAGAATGTAAAAGAGTCGCTTCAGAATTATGAAGTGATCTATACATATTTAAATAGATTTCTTCTCTCTTAGACTGTTTTACATTGGGCCCACCTTTGACTAGATATTGAAAATTTCTATATGCTCTAATCAATCTGTCTTCTGCTGTATCAACTGAAACAGCTTGACTTGGTATAACACCTTCTGGTAAGTCACCCTCAGGTACTAACCATTCTATGTTCGGTGCATAAGCACCTCGAAGCACATACATGAAGTCAGCTCTGTTACCATACTTCTGTAAGAGTTCTATTTTTTCTTTTTTAGTTTTTAATTTAGATGCCGCCTCTAGAATTTCGGCTACTGATGCATCGCTTGTTAATCTTGAATAATCGATTGCCATGATTTAATCCACCTTTAGTATTATCATATTATTATTTACTCGACCAGTAACATCACTAGCCTTTGAGTTTATCTCATTCATAACTTTATTTAGTACAATAGAACCTGCGTCTAAAATACGATCAATGAAATGTTTTGTTTTCACACCAAGTTTTTTACTACTTGATAATTTAGTATCGAAACTTTTTATTGTTGTACCTGTAACTTTCAAACCACCACGATCTTGAGCTACATATCGAATCATCTCATTTGTCTTAGTGTTATATAAGAATGTTTGTTTGGATCCAATAATCTTAGATGCGTCAACTGACTTAATCTGATTCTCTGGATCATGATCCAAATAGTTTAATTTCGAAACTTGTTTTGTAGCTGATATTGCTTTCGCTTTTCTAGGTTTGCGAATAGGCTTGTTGTTCTCTGCATATCTTTCTGAGTCTGATATAATCTTCTTGACAAAGTTAATGAAACTTCTTTTCTCTGTTATACTCATATAAGAGTATGCTTCTTTTAACTGTGGATCAGTACCAGCCAAAGCTTCTTCAAGTTCTTCTTTCATGGGTATGTATTCTTCACCCATCTTAGAAGCTACTACAGAAGACACTTTGTTTTCAG